GGTAAATGGGAACGACCAGATAATATTTTAAATAACTGGCGTGTAACAAAAACAACATTAAGATTAGGCAGCAGGATTATTGGTAAATGTATGATGGGTTCAACCTCGAATGCATTAGACAAAGGAGGAGAAAACTTTAAAAGACTTTATCATGACTCAGACGTATCGAAAAGAAACCGCAATGGACAGACTAGTTCAGGATTATATAGTTTGTTTATACCTATGGAGTGGTCATACGAGGGATTCATTGATACTTATGGACTACCTGTCTTCGATACTCCAAAAAAACCGGTAAAAGGTGTTGATGGTAATTGGATTGAGTACGGTGTTATTGAGCATTGGCAAAACGAAGTTGATGGGTTAAAACAAGACTCCGATGGATTAAATGAATATTACCGTCAGTTTCCAAGAACAGAACAACATGCATTTAGGGATGAGACAAAACAATCTTTGTTTAATCTTACAAAAATATACGAGCAAATAGATTACAATGAAGACCTGCGAAACACTAATGTAGTTACACGCGGGAATTTTCAATGGGAAAACGGAATACAAGATACAAGGGTGCAATTTTACCCTAATAAAGACGGAAGGTTTTTAATTTCTTGGGTTCCACCTATATATTTGCAAAACCGAGTGATAATAAAGGATGGGTACAAATATCCAGGCAACGAACACTGCGGTGCATTTGGTTGCGATAGTTATGATATATCAGGTACGGTTAATGCAAGGGGATCGAATGGATCATTGCATGGATTGACTAAGTTCTCTATGGAGGACATACCTACAAACCATTTTTTCTTAGAATATATAGCTAGACCTCAGACATCTGAAATATTTTTTGAGGAGGTATTAATGGCGCTAGTTTTTTACGGCATGCCAATACTCGCTGAAAATAATAAACCGAGGTTGTTATATTATCTAAAAAGAAGAGGGTATCGTGGCTACTCAATGAATAGACCTGATAAGATATTAAATAAACTTTCGCCATTTGAAAAAGAAGTTGGTGGAATTCCAAACTCTTCAGTTGATGTAATGCAAGCGCACGCATCAGCTATTGAGACACACATAGAAGAGCACATTGGATTAAAAAAGGAAGGCGAATATGGAACAATGTATTTTCAAAAAACGCTGGAAGACTGGGCTAAATTTAACATAAATAATAGAACAAATCATGATGCTTCTATTAGCTCGGGGTTAGCAATAATGGCTTGTAATAGACATTTGTATACGCCAATAGCAAAAGTAGAAAGACAAAGTGTTTCTCTTGGATTTAAAAAATACGACAATAAAGGATATAATTCACAAATAATACAATAAATGATTTATACTAATACTAATAGTTCTTTTCCAAGTCAGGTAGTACCAGACGAGGTCAAACAAAGTTACGAGTATGGCACCGCGGTTGGTAGAGCTATTGAGAATGAATGGTTTAGAGGAGGAGCTGCTGCGATTGGCGGCAGTGATAGATGGAGTGCGAATTGGCAAAGATTCCATTCGCTAAGATTATACGCTAGAGGAGAACAATCTGTACAAAAATATAAAGATGAATTATCTGTAAATGGTGACTTGTCTTATTTAAACATTGATTGGAAACCTGTTCCCGTGATACCAAAGTTTGTTGATATATTAGTGAACGGCATCTCTAGCAAAAATTACGAAATAAAAGCATACGCGCAGGACCCTGAATCAACTAGAAAAAGAACAAGATACGCAGAGAAGATTATTAGGGACATGAATGCAAAAGAGTATCTAATGCGTGTAAAAAATGAATTAGGTCAAGATTTATTCAATACTACTGATCCAAGCTCTTTACCAGAAAGTGACGAGGAACTTGAGTTGCATTTGCAATTAAGTTATAAGCAATCTGTTGAAATAGCCGAGGAAGAATTAATAAATCAAATATTAGATCGTAATAAATATGAGTTAATAAATAGAAGACTCAATTATGATTTAACTGTATTAGGTATTGCTGCCGCAAAAACAAGTTGGAATAAAGCTAATGGTATTGTATTGGATTATGTTGATCCTGCTAACTTAGTGTATTCATATACCGAAGACCCAAACTTTGATGACATTTATTATGTTGGAGAAGTAAAGGCAATACAATTAGAAGAACTTAAAAAAGAATTTCCGGATCTTACGAGCGAAGACTTAGAGGAAATACAAAAATACCCCGGTGATAATACTTATACTAGAAATTATTATGGGCAGAACTATGATCCTTCTGCTATTAAAGTTTTATATTTTGAATATAAAACATACACTGATCAAGTGTTTAAGATTAAACAAACGGAATTTGGATTAGAAAAAGCATTAGAAAAACCTGATACATTCAATCCGCCTCAAAGCGATAACTTTAATAGAGTATCGAGAAGCATAGAGGTATTATATTCTGGCGCAAAAATACTTGGGCATAATAAAATGTTAAAATGGGAAATGTCTGAAAACATGACGCGCCCTGTAGCCGATACCACAAAGGTAGAAATGAATTACGTTATCTGCGCGCCAAGAATGTATAAAGGTCGCATAGAATCTATTGTTAGTAGAATAACTGGATTTGCCGACACTATACAATTAACACACTTAAAACTTCAACAAGTGTTGTCAAGGATGGTACCTGATGGTGTATTTATGGACGTTGATGGATTAATGGAAGTTGATCTTGGCAATGGAACAAAGTATAATCCAGCGGAGGCGTTGAATATGTATTTCCAAACCGGTAGTATTGTTGGTAGATCGCAAACACAAGATGGAACAGGAAATCCAGCCAGAGTTCCAATACAGGAGTTGCAAACTTCAAATGGAAACGGTAAGATACAGGCATTGATAACTACGTATCAGTATTATCTACAAATGATACGGGATGTCACTGGATTAAACGAAGCTAGAGATGCTAGTACACCAGATCCAAAAGCATTAGTTGGATTACAGAAGATGGCGGCCGCAAATTCAAACACAGCAACCAGACACATAGTACAATCTAGCTTATACTTGACATTACGTTTATGTGAAAATATATCATTAAGAGTAGCTGATTCATTAAGATTCCCTTTGACTGCTCAATCCTTAAGAGAGAGCATATCAAGTTTTAATGTTGAGACATTGAATGAATTAATTGAGATGACGCTACATGACTTTGGTATATTTTTAGAGTTAGAACCTGATGAAGAGGAAAAAGCACAATTAGAACAAAATATACAAATAGCATTACAATCAGGAGGAATTGATCTTGAAGATGCAATTGATTTACGCCAAATTAGAAATCTTAAACTTGCAAATCAATCATTGAAATACAAGCGCAAGAAGAAGACAGAACGTGATCAAAAAATGCAGCAAGAGAATATGCAAGCGCAAGCACAAGCAAACGCTCAAGCCTCTGAAGCGGCAGCAATGGCAGAAGTGCAAAAACAACAAGCATTAGCACAAACAGAAATACAAATTGAGCAAGCAAAAGCACAATTTACAATACAAAGATTACAACAAGAGAAGCAAATTAAGCAAGAATTAATGGCGCAAGAGTTCCAGTATAGTATGCAATTAGCTCAGGCTCAGGTAGGCGCGCAACAACAAAAAATAAACGATATAGAAGATCGTAAAGACAAACGAGTTAAAATGCAAGCTAGTCAGCAAAGCGAGTTAATTGATCAAAGAAAAAATGATACAATGCCTAAGAACTTTGAATCCGAATTTGACAACATCAGTAGCGGATTTGGTTTAGGCACAATGGATCAACTTTAAAAAATAACCAATTATATATTATCATATCATGTCAGAAACAGTAAACCAAGAAGGGGATTTCAAAATAAAAACAAAACCCCGTATGAAAAAAATGGTAGAACAAGAAGCCATTACAAAAGTAGATTTAACTAATAAGAAAGAGAAAGATGCCATTCAAGAGCAAATCGCAAATGAAAGCCTGTTGGTCTCAGAACAATCCGAAGTGGGATTGCAAGAAGTGGTCGAAGGAAACGAAGAACCTAAAATCATTGCCGAACAGGATGAAAAAGAAGTAATAGTAATTAATGAGCAAGCAACTGAGTTAAAAGAAGAAGCACAAGAGGCTATTGCTTTTTCTGAAAAAACCGGCAAAAGTTTGCCTGAAAACATTGAGAAACTTGTTTCATTTATGGAGGAAACAGGCGGAACAGTTGAAGACTACATTAGACTTAATACAGATTATTCGAATGTTAACACGGGGGCATTGTTAAAAGAATATTACAAAAAATCAAGACCTCATTTAGATAACGAAGAAATTGATTTCTTAATGGAAGACAATTTTAGTTATGACGAGGATGAAGATGATGAGCGAGACATCAGAAAAAAGAAACTCGCATTTAAAGAAGAAGTTGCCAAAGCCCGAACGTTTTTGGATGATCTTAAAGTAAAATATTATGATGAAATCAAGTTGAGACCATCATTGAATACAGATCAGAAAAAAGCATCTGACTTTTTTAACCGATATAGCGAAGAGCAAAAGCTTATAGAGCAAAAACACTCTAAGTTTGTAAGTGACACAAAAAGTTTTTTTACACAAGAATTCAAAGGTTTTGATTTCAATTTAGGTGAAAAATCATTTAAGTACAATTTGCAAAACAGCGAGAGTGTAGCGGAAAAACAATCAAATATAACTAATCTAGTCAAGAAGTTCTTGAATGATTCTGGAGAGGTTGTAGATTTGAAGGGATACCATAAAGCTATGTATGCTGCCGAAAACGTAGACACTATTGCAAAACACTTTTATGAGCAAGGCAAAGCCGATGCAATTAAAGAGGTTGTTGCTAAATCTAATAATATAAATCCCGAAGGACGTAAAACAAGTACTGGGGAAGCTTTTGTTAATGGCTTTAAAGTGCGCGCAATTAATGGCGTTGACTCTACAAAACTAAAAATTCAAAAACAATTTTAAACTAAAAAACCAAAATTATGGCTTTTACATCACCAAGTGGTGCGTTCGGAAGTATCGTACCATCGCAAGTGCAACAAGCGCTTGCTACAAATTATTTAACCTTTGACAGCGCGTCTGGTGGAGGTACATTCGCTAAACAATATTTACCTGAAATCTACGAAAACGAAGTAGAGCGTTATGGAAACAGAACTCTTTCTGGATTCTTGCGTATGGTTGGCGCTGAAATGCCAATGACTTCAGATCAAGTTATTTGGTCAGAGCAAAACCGTTTACATATTGCTTACAATAGCGTTTCTACTACAGCCACCACAAATCAAGTATCATTCGCAGAGTCTACGACTATTGTTAATGTTATTAGCGTTGGTTCTACCGTAGTTATTATGAATCCTACCACAGGAGTTGAAGCAAAATGTTATGTTTCTGCCAGTACAGCTCCCGGGACAGGTACAGCTTTGCTTACACTGCTTCCATATACAGCCCTAGATTTGTCTGCTGCTGGATTTGCTGTTTCTTTAAGCGGATTTAAAATTTTCGTATACGGTTCTGAATATTCAAAAGGTTCTGCAATCAACTCTAACTATGTTTCAGTTACTCCTTCATTTACTCAATTTTCAAATTCGCCAATTATCATCCGTTCAAAATACACCGTAAATGGTTCAGACACGGCTCAAATTGGATGGGTAGATGTTGCTACAGAAGATGGTGCTACTGGATACTTATGGTATTTGAAAGCCGCTTCCGAAACTCGTTTGCGTTTTGAAGATTACTTAGAAATGTCCGTTGTTGAAGGCGAATTAGCTGCTGCATCATCTGCTGCTATTGGATTTACGCCGCCTAATGGAAAACCACTAAAAGGAACACAAGGTTTATTCGCGGCTATTAAAGCTCGTGGTAACCAAGTTACAGGTTTCTCTGCTGCTGCTGGTATCGCTAACTTTGATGCTGTATTGAAAAACTTAGATACTCAAGGGGCAATTGAAGAAAACATGCTGTTCTTAAACCGTCAAACTTCATTGGATTTTGATGATATGCTTGCTGCTTTATCAGCTGGATCAGCCGGTGGTGTTGCTTACGGGCTATTTGAAAACTCAGAGCAAATGTCTTTGAACTTAGGATTTACCGGTTTCCGTCGTGGATCTTACGATTTCTACAAAACTGATTGGAAATATTTGAATGACGCATCTACTCGTGGAGCTGTTGCTAGTAACGCTATTGATGGTGTATTGCTTCCAGCCGGAACATCCACTGTTTATGATGAGCAATTAGGTACTAATATTCGTCGTCCTTTCTTACACGTTCGTTACCGTGCTTCTCAAGCCGATGACCGTCGTATGAAATCTTGGACAACTGGATCTGTTGGAGGTGCTTACACTTCTGATCTTGATGCAATGGAGATTCACTTTTTGTCTGAAAGATGTTTATGCGTACAAGCCGCTAACAACTTTGTGTTGTTTACAGCATAGTAGCAAAAAAAATGGTAATATTTACCCCCGCTGTATTTGTGGGGGTAATATTTACCTTAACTAAAAATTATTAAATTATATTATATTATGGCAAGATTAGAAAAAGAAGTTACTGAAAAGTATATTGACTTAGAAGTAAAAAAAGAAATTAAGGTTGAGGAAACAGCTACAACGGTCACACCAAAAGCAAAACCAAAACCAACATGGGAAATTAAAGATAGAAATTATTATTTATTAGGTAATGTTTCTTCTTTAACCTATAGTATACCAACAAGACATTCGGCTCGATACCCATTATTATGGCTTGATGAAGAAAACGGCGAACAAAAAGAATTAAGATATACAACAAACCATGGTTCATCATTCGTGGAGGACCAAAAAGGAGAAGCTGTATTAGGGCATATTGTATTTGAAGACGGTGCATTATTTGTGCCTAAAGAAATGCAAAGCTTGCAAAAGATGCTATCATTATATCATCCATTCCTCAATAAAAGGTATGCAGAATTTGATGGAACTGCAGAAGCGGAAGATGAATTAGAAGATCTAGAACTGGAATTGGTTGCAATGAATGCAGCTAAGGATTTAGATATTGATGCAGCAGAAGCAATTATGCGAGTAGAACTCGGATCGGCTGTTTCTAAAATGAGTTCTAAAGAAATCAAACGCGACTTAATGTTGTTTGCAAAACGAAATCCAGCATTGTTTATTGAACTTGCGAATGATGACAATGTGCAACTGCGTAATTTTGCAATCCGTGCTGCTGAAGCCGGCATCATTAGATTATCACAAGATCAAAGAACTTTCCATTGGGGAGCGAACGATAGAAAATTAATGACAGTACCATTTGATGAAAATCCATACTCAGCAATGGCTGCATTCTTTAAAACGGATGAAGGCGTAGAAATATACCGATCCATAGAGAAAAAATTATAATAACACGTAATATTAATATTAAGCGGTAGCTCAGGTTACCGCTTTAATATTATAATAAATATACAAAATGGCGGTAAGTGTAGATACAGTTTATAGAACAGTATTATTAATACTAAATAAAGAACAGCGCGGTTATATGACTCCAGACGAGTTTAATAAAACGGCCGCTCAAGTGCAACTTGAGATTTTTGAAAGTTATTTTGATGACTTAAATCAGCAATTGCGCATACCAGATAATGATAGTGAATATTCAGATCGTGTAAAAAGCCTACAAGAAAAAATATCTGTATTTGAAGAAATGAATAATTGTGTTTATAATGGAGATTCTTTTTATATCCCTGCTGTAAGCTCGTTTCCAATTACAGAATTCTTTTTAGCGGTTCAAGATGTTTTGCAATATTCATTGCAATCAATATCAAGTCAACTAATTGGCTCAGGATACGCTACAGTCAGTATTGACGGGGTTATTCTGCCTACTAATAGTTGGACAATATCAAGTAACGTTCTAACGCTGCAAAACACACCAACAGCAGATTCAAATATAATCATTTCGGCTTATGTAAACAATTTATATAAGTTAGGCACAGTTATATATAATGGAGACAAAGAAGTTCAATACGTAAGGCCTAATGAGTTATTAGAGCTAGGTTTATCAACATTGACGAAACCGTCTACAGATTACCCGGTCTATACATATAAAAATTACTTAATAAATGTATCACCGTCTTCCATAACTTCCAATATATCGGTTACATATTTAAGGAAACCTTCAAATCCACTATGGGCGTTTACAACAACCGCTCCCTATTATCAATATGTATATAATACAAATGCATCCATAAACTTTGAGTTGCATCCAAGCGAGCAAACCATGCTCATAACCAAAATACTTTTATATTCTGGAATTATAATAAATGACCCACAAGTAATACAGATAGCTGCGCAACAAGCTCAAGCAGAAAATATAAATTCAAAAAGCTAATAAGGTATGCCATTTCCAAACGGAGGTTTAATAACCGAAACTAATAGACAATATTACGAAGGCGCTCAAGGTTTTCAGGTATCAGATCCAGTAACAGCGGATACATTCCCATGCACTTTTAATACCAACCTTTTTCTAGGAAACTGGGATCCATTAGAACCAGATTACGAACTTAATAATTTTAAGTTATATTATAGCCCTGCTGGTCCAGGTAATGGCGTTATTTACACTGAATACACTAGTGCGTATTATCTTGAAGGGAATACAGTAAAGATTGGCACAGAAAGCGTGCCTGTATATCTTAATACAGACGACATAATAGTTGTTCAATTAAAATCTGTTAACGGAGGTAATTATGGGGATCAAGACGCGTATGGTAGAACTGTAGAAGAGAACTACGGCAGTTATGCGTACATGAAGCTCAATGATATAATTAATAACTTCATGGCAGCGTATGTTGGAACAGGTAAATTAATTGGTAATGCAAAAAGAACAGACATTATTTTTCACGCTAAGCGGGCTTTACAAGAGTTTAGCTATGATACGTTAAAAAGCATAAAGATACAAGAACTAAGTATTCCAAATAATCTATCCGTCCCATTACCGCAAGACTATGTAAACTACGTCAAACTGTCTTTTGTGGATAGTATGGGTATTACACATAGAATTTTACCCACTTCGCTTACTCTGAATCCCACAGAGATGCCAATACAGGATAATTTAGGTGTACCAATACAAAGTAGTTTTGATGACAACATTGAGGGTACCGCTATAATAGAAGAAAGATGGAACGCAAGCAATGGCTTAGCAGGAAGTTTAAATTCTCAGTACCCATATGGTTGGCAAAATTACGACTGGGGATACGGGGACTTTTACGGCAGGCGATACGGCATAGACCCACAACACGCAAACATAAATGGGTCGTTTACAATAAATGACAGAGAAAATAAGATTAATTTTTCAAGTGATCTTGTTGGTCTTGTTATAACTTTTGAGTATATATCAGATGGCTTAGCTTATGATTTAGATTCAAGAATACCAAAAATGGCGGAAGAGGCAGCGTACGCATATATTCTTCATGCTGTTATTTCAACTCGAGCGAATCAACCTGAGTATTTAGTAAATAGATTACATAGGGAAAAAAGCGCAAAATTAAGAAACGCTAAAATAAGATTATCTAATATCAAATTAGAAGAAATTACCCAAGTAATGAGAGGTAAATCTAAATGGATTAAACACTAATTAAATGGCAGAAATTAAAAATACTTTTTTGCAGTCCAAAATGAATAAAGACCTAGATGATAGGATTATTCCAAATGGACAATACAGAGACGCGTTAAATATACAGATTGGTAAATCTGAACAAGATGATATTGGCGCGGCGCAAAGCGCTAGAGGTAATTCATTGATAATTGCTTCGCAAGAGGATAGCTCTTTGCAGTGCATAGGGATGTTCATGGATAACAATAATAATAGAATTTATAGATTTCTAACAAACTATACGGATCCAGTTCCTGCCCAAATCAATTTGCCTGACGATGGGAATGCCTATATAATGAAAATAACCTCGTATAACACTATTTCAAATACTAGTGTAACATTGGTAGAAGGATTGTTTTTAAATTTTGCTACAAATAAAGAATGCCAAATTACCGGAGTAAATTTAATAGAGGATTTATTATTCTGGACTGACAATAGGAATCAGCCAAGAAAAATAAATGTTAATCTTGCTAATCCAACAAAGGTGGTCAACCCAACATATTATACTAATGAAACTCAAATTTCAGTAGCAAAATACGCCCCAGTCGAGCCTATATCTTTAATAAGAAAAGCGCAAGCAACAGTTGACACGCTAACTTCTTTAAATCAATTAGAACTTGATACCGTAACCGGTATAACGGTTGGTATGACGGTTATTGGCGAAAATATTGATATAAGTGATTATGCTCTTGTTACTGATATTACTGGTAATATAGTTACGTTGTATCAGAATTACCCTGCGCTAGTCGCGGTTGGTGATGTTTTAACATTTGCAACATCCACTATGTCTGATCAAGCCGACGTACCATCATGGCCTGGCGATCCGGACTTCTTAGAAGACAGGTTTGTTAGATTTAGTTATAGAATAAAATATGACGACAACGAGTATTCTATAATGGCTCCATTCACACAAATAGCTTATATACCAAAACAAAAGGGATTTTTTATAAATAAAGATGAATCTAACGCTTTTCAAAGTACCGTTGTTAGGTGGATGGAAAACAACGTTAATAACATAGAGCTTCTAATCCCGTTGCCTGATACAGGAAACCGTATTGCGGATTCTTATAAAATACAAGAAATAGAAATACTGTATAAGGAATCGGATTCTCTTGCGGTGCAGGTGGTTGACACGATAGAAGTGGGGGAAATTAGTAATTCTGCTGTTGATACAAATATTTATACATATAAATATCAATCTCAAAAGCCACATAAAACTTTACCCGAATCGCAAACAACCCGTGTATACGACACCGTTCCAACACGCGCGCTTGCCCAAGAAAGCTCTGGCAATAGAATAATGTACGCTAATTACCGTTCAAATTACACTCCCCCTTCTTCAATAAACTACAATACTGCCGTATCTAATAAATCAAAAGTATACGATAGTTTTATTGAATACCCAAATCATACATTAAAACAAAACAGAAATTATCAAGTAGGATTTATATTATCGGATAAATTTGGAAGACAATCATCGGTTATATTATCTACAATAGACATTGCGCAAACGGGAATTGTTATACCAGCTCAATTTGGCGGATCAACTGTGTACGCACCGTATATATCTAGTATTAATGATGTAACCCCACGTGATTGGCCGGGTTCTGCTTTGTTTACAATTATAAATTCGCAAATTAATTCTATAAGAGACATACAGAATGGCACGCCTGGACTATATGCAACGCCAACTAATTGGCCAAACTCCGGATTTTCAATTATATATTCTAGTATAATCGGCAATACTTATGTTTTTAATCTTGACCCAACCCCTGGGCGCAAAAGCGTTGTGCCAGATGTGGGCACGTATTTAAGAGGGTTATATACTGATTATGTAAAAGTATTAACGTCTGTAGAAACAAACGTACCGGGGCTTGAGTGGACCGTAACTACGGATGGGCCTATCTCTGATATATATGAGTTTGATCCAACTATACCTGCTCCTATCCCAGATACAAAATTTGGATACTTAATAAATCCAATTGGCTGGTATTCGTATAAGGTGGTTGTGCGTCAGCAAGAGCATGATTACTACAATGCATATTTGCCTGGCATGTTAAACGCTTATCCTTTACAGCAAACGACTGGATCGCAAGTTACATACTCAGGAGCGGGCGCACCAACGCTAAATAACGGTATAAATATTGCTGATTTTCCAACCAACGAAGTTAATAGGACCGCTCATATTGTTTTAATAAACGACAATATAAATAAAATACCTAGGGACTTAAGTGAAGTTGGGCCTGACCAAAAACAATATAGAAGTAGTGTTGAATTATATGGAAGAGTAGAAAATACATATTCTCTTTCCGACCCATTTGTAGCTGCAATAGCTGGGTCCAATACAAATATAATAGAATACGATCCAGCAATATACCCTGGTTTACTTGCTGAAATGGAGGTTGGAGATGCAATTTATTCTGACGCAAATTCTTCATCAGCAGCGCCGTGGTATTGGAATACATTTATAACAAAGATAGAGGAGGACACTCCTAATAATAAAATATATATAAGCACAAAAAATAGTTTTGCAATAGCTGATTCATTATATATTGTTAAAGGAGACAATAAACAATATTATCCAACTAGAAAAGCAGATACGGTTTCTTCAATAGCAAACGCAACGGACTTTAATTTTTTACAAAACACCGTAGACAATATACAAGGCACAGCCGGGCTAAACTTGTATCAATTACAAACAAACTCTTTAATAGGTAGAATATCAACTTCAGCAGCTATAGGTGAAGAGGGTACTTATATGGTGCCATATTTAGGTGTTTATGAAACAAAACCAGTGCAATCATTATTAGACGTGTTTTGGGAAACAAGTACAACCGGATTAATATCCGACCTAAATTACGATGTTGTCACCGGGTTTGATGGGCCTATAGAAATAAATGAATTTGACAGTAAACTTATAGAGAGTCAAAGCAAAACCGATCCTCATGTATTTGGTGGACCAACTGGAGTTGCGGGTTCTTCTTGGATAACGGATAACATATATCCACTAAACCAATCAGGAATAAAGGTCATGACGACTAGCGCTTCCATAGATTCTGTTTTTATTGCCGGATCAAATAACTCTGTTGCTGGATCTTTTGATATAGTTGAGTCGCCCGCTGCTAGTGGAGATTATCGTATATACATTAAAGACAACTTTCAGTTTTTACATAATAGTTTAACCGCAAATAAATATACATTTAATGTTTCATTTATGTATAATAATATTTCGTATCCATATTTTTTTGAAATTTCATTAGAAAACGAGGAGCCGTTATTTTTAACACCTGGCGGTTATGATATGGAAGTTAGTTCCCCTGATGTGGGTACTGTAATTGAAACTATTGGTGCAGAAAATGGATCCGCTTTACAATTACCTAACGGGCTATGGTGGGAAATAACAGGCGGGAACAGTGGCGGTTACTTTAGTATAAACCAAACAACTGGCGAATTAAGTTTATTAAGCCTTCCTCCTGTTGACGTATATACCATTACGGTGCAAATTACGGACGCGGTATCCTTTGCTAATCCTCAATCACCTCAGGAATTGATTACAACTAGTTCAATTCCTTTTTCAAGTAGGTCCGCAACCGAAACAATAATAATAAAATCTATTCCCGCAGAATTAAATGACCATATTAGAGGGTACAATTCAGGCCCATTAGTGTGGCAAAACGCTGCTCCGTTTGGAACAGTGGATATTACTAAAAATGATCTTCAACCCGTGTCTAGGTTAGCGCATCCTTACGGATATGGTCTAGTATATGTTGGCGCACAAGCAAGCGCAACAACACCTGCTGTAACCATTCTTTTTGGACAAGGCATTAACAGGTACATTAGAATGCCTGACGTGCCAACCGCGGATAAACAATTTCAAACCGTACATAATGTAGCGGTTGAAAATGGATATACTCCAACCGCTTTGTCTCAAGGTACAATGAGATGGACAGTAAATTTACACGGGCACAGAATGCCAAATACGACACCTGTAAGCGCAATACGAACTTGGCAGTTTCAAGCAGCCCACGCTAGTTTCTTATTATACTGGAGACCTACTGGAAGTACAAGTCGAGCTGATTGGAAATTAGCTGATGCTAATATTAATGCGCAGCCTAATACAGATAATAATTATAATTTTACAGAAATGAGCTGGGATACGTCCGCTGGAGGGGACACTCCTTACTCAAATGTTGGTTATCCTGGCGGTAATGTTTGGCAGCAGCAAAGTATGGCTGGTAGAGTATGGAATGTAGCTAAGTCTATAGTGACGTCAATGAGTAGTTCTGGCGACTTTAATCAGGTCATACCGTCGCGACGAGGACTTTGTTGGGGGCAATTTTATAGCCCACTTGTATATACAACAGGTGCCCCGTTTCGAGAGGGAGGACCCAACATGGGTTACTACCTTACCGAGCCAAATCAAGTATTAAGTTATAAAGGGGCGCCGGATGTTTATTGTGCTCCGTACCAAAGATTTGTTATGACAAGAACAAGTTCCAATCCTGTTTGGGATTATCCAAATCCAAATAATTATGGTGTAACTAGCATTTGGGCAACCAACTCGGGAAGTCCATACGGTCCGGTATTTAGTAATCCAGTATATTATAGATACACAATGTCAGTAAACGATACTTATATAGCGCCATATGGAACGGGGCAAGAATCGATTAACAATTTTAGTGATGTAACCCTTGTGCTATCTAGACATAAACCATGGCTTACGTCAAGTGATGGTGGACTATCTATATGGATGTACCCAAGCCTTGGTATCTATAGCACTAATTCAACCGCTACAATAAAAAGATCCGTTTCGTTTACAACCTCTAGGCCAGGTGAATATTGCTTAGCTGTTAGGATGATAGATACTTCAAATGTAGCGTTTAGAAAAACAATAGACGGAGAAGATATTGGACCATATGTTACCGTTGAAATAGATGACGCTAATTATACGTATGATGGTAGCGGGAATAGAAACCCAGATACAGCGTATGAATATAATTTTAGAATAAATAACGCTGGTGGAAACGCGTCTGGGGTTCCGTTAAATAAGCAAGATGCAAAGATTTGGGATTTTAAAAGAACCGTTACCTCATTAACCGCGGTTGTAGCGGATGATGTAATAACCCTTGACCAAACATCTTGGGCGGCACTCAGTCCAATAATATTAACAGACGGAATGCAAGTATCAGGAAGTCTTATTCCTGGAGGTACCCTTATAACTGCTGTAAATCAGGCAACCCATGTAATAACAATCTCGAATAATGTAACAATACCAGCTGGGCACGTTTTTGACATAGAACCGCAAGCCGGTGTTCCAACATCTGTTGACGTGTTTTCTCCAACAAATTCAGGAACAGAGGTTAAATTCTTTTACACGGATAGCCTGATGACGCAAAAATGGATACCGCCTGTTGCGGATGCTTTTTACACATTCCGTAATAAACTTAGGTTATACCAAGTGGGATCAGCAGATGATGATGATCACCAACCAGATGTCACTCTCCAACCTAATTTTTGCGCTAGATTTGATGCAAATGGTTTAGTTATTCCATTTTGGGATTTATCCGACCTGAATTGGAACCCGTGGGCAATGTACGAGTCACCAATACCATTAACACAACTGCAATTAGAAGATATATATCATGTAAAAGATGTAACGATGACCAAGAAGTTACCGCATCTTGCACCGCTAATAATGACAGCGTGGACAAATAACACGTCTAAAACATGGATAGATGGAGAAGGTGCTACCCGCGAGTTTGTAAATAATTATCATGAAAATATTTCACAAACAATTATCTAAAATATAGAAAAAATAAGTAATTATTAAGTATGGCTGCAACATTAGAATTAAAATACTTTAACTCATTCTGGCTGAAGAAATTAAAATCAATAACATCCGTTAGAGATACAACTGGTATAGTTAGCGTAGCAACCTCAGCTAGTAAAACAATAGTATTAAGTGCGTCAAATCCATTAATAGGAGTTGGACAGAGAGTTAGAGGTAGCGGCATAAGCGCAACAGAGCCATTTGTTACAGGGGTTTCTGGATCGACAATAACCGTTAGCTCTAACCAAACAATAGCAGCTACAACCGTATTAGAGTTTGGCCCGATTGTTGATTTTACATATATACCAGCCGCATATGTGGAGGACATAGATGTTGACTGGGTAATTGAAGAAGCTAGAATACGTGGTGGGTATAACAATACAATAACTGATTTAGGAGCAAAAGCTTATGTTGAGGAAGATAAAATAAATCAAAAATATTTGCCAAACCATATTATATATTCTGGATTATATAACCCTAAAACGAATATTAATAATACAAATCAGTTTCCTACCGGCGAAGACATAACTAGGTCTGTTGATCCTTCAAATGGATCAATACAAAAGTTATACGCTGAAGATACTAATTTAACAATATTCCAAGAATCAAAAGTTAGTAGAGCATTGATTGATAAACAAGCTGTTTATTCAGCTGATGGGCAAGCAATGACGACCTCCGGTAATCTTGTTATTGGACAGATACAAGCTTATGCTGGTAATTACGGTATAAGTAGAGATCCCGAAAGTTTCGCTGTTTACGGATATAGAAAATATTTTACCGATAAAAGCCAGAATGCTGTCTTAAGATTATCACAAGACGGCATAACAGAAATATCAGCGTATGGATTGACGGATTATTTTAGAGATCTATTTTTCAATACGGGTGATAATAGTAAAATGGCTGGAATGTGGGACATGCATAATAAACAATATGTATTGTCTGTGCAGCCCTCGGTAAATAACATTGGTCAAGGAACAACAGCGGATAACTATGCTACCTTGGCATTTGACGAAGATTCAAACGGGTGGGTGAGTAGATATTCTTACCGACCGGAATTTGGCGGAAGTTTAAAAAATAATTTTTATACATTTAAAAGTGGTGGGATTTGGAAACATTATTCCGACACCGTAAATAATAGTTCCTTTTATGGTGCTATTTCACCGTCTAGTATAACTTTTGTATTTAATGACGCTCCGTCTACCGTTAAGAATTTTAGCACAATCAATTACGAAGGAGGCATCGGCTGGGAAATGACCTCTATGTATACTGACACTGATAACGCCGCGGCTATTGCCGAATATGCACAAGTGAATTCAATAGGCATAATGGAAGCTCAGCTATTTTCTAACAATTTTAAAAAGAAAGAAAATAAATATTTTGCAAACCTTATGAATATAACTCAAATAGGCCAAGGTGATGTTATTTACGGTCAATCTATGAGTGGTTTAAAAGGTTTCTATGCTACAGTACAATTTTCATTAGATAACTCCTTATATGGATCCCCTGGCACCCGTACAGAGATATTTGCTTCTTCTACAAATTATTCAAATTCATCATATTAATGACAAGTGAAATTCAATTAAATAAAGAGAATAGGATTATAAGTAAAACCTTTATAGATAAGGTTACAATGTTAGAGCAAAATCTGATTAATAGTGATCTGCCCGGGGTGGTTGTTGGCAATTCAGATGCATTCCCATTAAAGCATTCTTTTGCGCATGGCATTTATATAAGAGAAATGTTTATGATGAAAGACGGTTTAGTAGTTGGCAAACTGCATAAATATAATCATACTTGGTTTTTATTAAGCGGTGAGCTTGAAATAGCAACTGATGAGGGGGTAAATTATTTTATTGCCCCTTGTTATGTTAATGCGCCTGAAGGAACAAAACGTGTAATACGAGCAGTAGAAGATTCCATATTTGTTAATGTATTTTTTAATCCAGATAATATCACTGATATAGATGAGTTAGAACGAATATTAACATTTGATTCTTATGAACAATATAATGAATACAAACTTTTAAAAGAATAAATTATGACAATGGTAGCGGCCGGAATAATAGGTGGAACCACCGCCCTTGCTTCTATAGCAAGCGGAATAATAGGTATGGGTGCAGCCGATAAAGCACGCCGGGAAGCGGCTAGACGAGCAGCTGCTCTAAATGCACAAATAGCTTCTATTGAAAAAAATAGACAAGCAATAATAAACCCTTATGCGGGTGTTAAGAATGTTAGTGGCTTAGCAAAAGATATGTCATACCTTGCTGATAAATTAAGTAATCCATACGCGAATTTAGGTGTTGCTACTAATGCGGCCAAATTTGAAGCCGAACAAATTGATTTGTCTTTAGCAAACACTTTAGATACATTAAGAGAAACCGGAGCAAGCGCGGGTGGAGCAACGGCATTAGCACAGGCAGCACTGAAAGCTAAACAAGGAATTTCCGCTAGTTTAGAACAGCAAGAATCTCAAAATGATAAACTAAGAGCGCAAGGCCAAGCCGACCTTCAACAACAAAAAATGGGTATTCAATTATCAGAGGCGCAAAGAATGCAAGGCATTCAAATGTCTGAGGAGCAAAGAATGCAACAAGCTGGGGTGGCCGGTAAAGAATTTATGTTCCAAGCGCAGGAAAACAGAGACATTGGTCAATTAAACAGATTAAGTTCTCAGTTGGGCGGTGCTCAACAACAAGAAATGCAGGCATCAGCGGATTATACTGGAGCATTGACCGGTATGATTGGAGGAATTGTTAGCGCGGGTAGTCAAGTTACACAAGCTGGCGTTGCTAGCAAATGGGGTACAATTTAATAAAAATAAAATATGGGAGCATACGAAAATCCGGAAACAGCAATAGATACTCAATCAGGTCAACACTGGAGAAATCTACAACAAACTATAACCGCCGCAGGGCAAGGGGTTACAAATGCAATAGTTGCTAGAGAAAAAGAAAAGAGGGACGAGGAGAAAGAACAAAAAAAAGAAGACGACAAAAAGTTACAAAAGGATACTGACGAGAAAAAAACAATGCTGCTAAACGGCATTGGCAAATATAGCGATGATGTTAGCGTCATGAAACAGAAGAATCCTGGTGTTGACATGTCGGGGCTGTATGACGGCGGGACTTATTACGCAGGCCTTAATGCCGAGGTTAATAATTCAAATACAAGTCCATTTGAATTAAAGCAAGGAATGGTTAAAACGAGCAATGTTATAGATCAATTCAAAGGTTTTTCCGGATGGGCCGCTGCGGAGTATGACAATTTTATAACAATGAATTCAAAAGGCTTGGGAAATCAAGGCGGGATAGCAAGTGCTAATAAAAAAGAAAGGCTTGCTCAAGCTATTAATGTGCTTACCAAAACCCCAAGTTATGGAACTAAATTTAAACCAAACGATGGAACCCCAAGTGTAGCCATAACATTTGATAAGAATTCTTTCACTATGCCTGATGGCACTCCACCGCCGGAAATAGATTTATTTACGTTTGGCGATATGCTAAAGGAAGATGGTAGCTTTGTTAGAGGGGTGCCAGTTGTTGATGACCTAATTAATAATTCACTTAATAATCAAGTACTTTCTAGCGTCTTGGGGATGAAAAAAGATGATAAGGGAAATATGCTATTTGATGGAAAAATTATTAACACGACATATATAAATAAAACTCCACTACCCACTAAACCAGTAAAAGGCGCTAATAATGCGGTAATGGGGGTTACAAATTATGAAATGAAAATAGATCGATTAAAATTAGCAAAAGACCCAGCTGTTGAAAAACATATAGGCACAGTTGCCGCAGGCATATTGGGCGAATCAAAATGGGGTGGAACCGATTTATATATAGATCAATTGATTCCCGCGTGGAATGCCTCTCACCCGGATGCAAAAGACAAAATAAAAGAACCTACGGAGGAAGAAAAATGGGTTAAAGTGAAAGGCGAAGATTTTATAAGGCTATTTACTCCGTTTTATTTAAACCATATACGGGACTATCCTTCTACAGATGAAACTGGTAAACTAGAACAAACGATTAGTGTTATAGAAGGCCCAACAACTAATTCCGAATCAGATAATCCAAAAGGCAGCGTATGGGATGGGCTTTCCAAAAAAAGAAGCAAGGATTTTGATGCAATATCTTCAGATCCTAAAACAGCTACAGCGGGCACACAATATTTTTCAAGTTCTTACGCTTTTAGAAATTACTATATAGCAAAAAATGAAGACAATACTTGGACGGCTTACTCTCCCGGAACAACAAAATTATTAACAAATAACGACACAAGCGAGGCAAGCACAAAAGTTGCCGTACCTATGCCTGGTTATACAAATGTTAATTATACTAAAGCTAAAAGCGGTATAGGTCTTGGAGCAAAACCAAAAAAGAAATAATTAAACATTATTAATTTTATATATGAACGAATATTTACACCCAAATGGGCAAACATATACAGAAGATCAATTAAATACGGCTGCTAAAAAGCAAAGTATTACACTTGACGAGTATATAAGAAAATCCAAAGTAAAATTAGTAGAGAAAAAAGAAAAAGCCGTAGACAAAAAATCTGCGGCTTCTTCTACACGGGTAAATCCATGGGATGAAAAACCGGTTAATCCCGCTGACGCTGTTGTAGGGCCTAAAAAGAAAGTAAGTGCGCCGGTTAAAGAAAAACCAAAACCTGTTGTTGCACCTGCTCTGCAAAAAAAGGTGGACGGCGATTTAGTTATATGGGAAGACCTGCAGGGACCCGAAGAGGTTGTTCAAAAAAAAATAGAAAACAAACTAGCCTTATATGGATTGAAACCCGAGCAAACCGGGCTTGGTGATTATATGACAATTAGAGGGGCTGGAGGAGAATTGTTAGGTAAAACACAAGGAGTAGAAGGTGGTACAGAAATGGCGGCAGATCTTGCGCCTGTACCGGTTGGCGGTGTGGTATTTAAAACATCAAAGGAAGATCTTGCCAATAGCGCTAAACAATTAAACAATTATATAAAAACATACGGTAATAAAAATTATGCGTCTGAGGCGCTTAATAAGTACGGTAAGCAACTGCGCAAAATGGATTCTGTTGTAAAATCGCTAAGCAGGACTCCAGAACAAAAACAGAAAGTATATATTGGGGATTTAGAAGATAAATTTAAAGCAGCGGAAACCCCTGATATAACAGGGGTTGCTAGCGGGGGACTTACTATGGGCACCACCGCTAATATTGCTAACAGAGAAAAGATAACTTTAAAAGAAAAAGATTTTACAGGTGAATTAGAAGGCCAATATGAAAATTACAAAAGATGGAAAGCGGGTATGCCAATGGCTATGCCTAGCGAATCTGAATTAGAAAATTTTATCCACGCTAAAAACCAGGATGAAAAAGAATTATTGGCAACTAAATACATGTCAAACTTAAAGCCTGGAGAACGTACGGCTTTAACGGCAATAAACGTAAACCGCGAAAAAACATATAATAAAATTTTAAAAGGCCAAACGGATTTAGAAAACGAGTTAGGTTTTTTTAAAATAGAAGTAGAGGAGTTTAATAAAAACCCTAGCAATCCCGCTGAAAGAAAAAAGCTAATGGACAAAGCTGCTTTGCTGCAGAATAGAACTGATGACTTTGTTGCATACGCGAGCCAGAATAGAGTGGATGTAAACTCATTGAAGGCTCAGATGAAAGCCGGGTTTGCGAGTTATGATAGATTAGAACAAGTTGCAACAGGATTAAAATCAACAGCGACTGGTCTTGTGTATGGGGCTGCTGAACTTGGTTCTGTGGCATTAGCAGCAACTGGTGCAGTATTGAGCGGCAAGGATACTTTTTCTAATAACTATTCTTTCTTAAAAAGGAATGTTTTAGATCCAATATACGGCGTAAAAGCAGATTTAGGAAAAGAAGCAGAAGGTTTTCAACGCGATTTAAAAGTATCAGAAATATCTGACTTAGAAGACGTAGGAAGATGGACAGCTAGCGTATTAACACAAGCCCCGTCAAGCGCTGCAATGGCTTTGACTGGAGAATTTTCAATGCCCTTATTCTTTTTAAGTGGTATAGGCGAAAAACGTTTTGAAATAGAAAAAGAAAAATATGATGCAACTGTTCGTATAAAAGAAAACACAGAGCTACTGGCTAAAGGCGGATTATCTGCTGATGACGAACGAATGGCCATGCAACAAATTTTTGACGATAAAAAATTACTGGCTATACCAGAAGGAGTAAATATTGCGTCTGAGGTGTTAAGCGGCGGGGCAGAAGTATTATTTGAAAGATTAGGTACATTAAGTATTTTAAAAAATACAGGTAACATTTTAAAAAGCCTGCCCGAAGTAACTTTAAAGAAAACATTAAAACAAGTAGGTAAGCAGTTTGTTACTTCAATTCCTGAAGAGGGTCTTACAGAAGGAGCTACTCAAGTTACAAATAACTTTGGTGATATATATTTGCGTGGCAAAAAGACCATGAATATGTTTGACAATGTTGTAGATGCGAGTTTAGCTGGTGGGGTTATGGGACCAGGATTTGCCGCAATGGGAAGTGTTAGCCCAATCACACAAGCTTTACAAAGTGAGGTTAGAACAAAGCAAGAAAGACAAGATAGACAAGCCTTATTAGACAAAATAAAACAAATAACAGGTCAAGTAGTTGGAGACAATGTAAGTGCTAACCAAATAAAAAACGATCCTACAATCAAAGCCGAGGTTAAAGATATTGTTTTGCAAATGATAGGCAAAGTTGGTGAGTTAGATCAAGCGGCAATGAATAGATTAGCTAATACGTTGGATTATGAAAAAGCTCATCGTGTTGGCGAAATAAACGCGCGCGTTAGAGCAATTAATGATGCAATGGCTAAAGCCGCTATGCAGTATTCAAATGATGGATTAACAGGGGTTGAATTGAAAGGCATAAAAGATCATTACGAAGCTGAATATACCGAGTTAGATAAAGAAAAAGATAATATACTTATGCAAGGCGCTACTGGAAAAACAAAAGTCCAAGTAGGTGAAGAATTAACTAAAACAAAAGATAATTTTGATTTTTCAGTTAATGCGGGATATAATTTGTATACTGCTGCGCTGTTATCCAAAACAAAGCTGGAGGTTGCAAAAAAATGGTCTGCTAGTGATAAAGAAACTAAAAGAAAATATTACGAGCAAGCTGAATTAAATGCTGGTAAAACTTTAACAAAAGAAGAACTGGAAACACAAGCTTCAGAACTATTTGTTAATGAGGATTTCAAAAAGCAAATCAATGCCGATGCCGATGCCACACGTAAAATGATGGAAGCATTGGGCATAAACAATTCTTTAACATTGGTTGACAATAAAGCAGCTGATTTAAACAATCCGGATGCAAAGCCAACTAGCGCGAGAGTTCAAATGTATGAGGTTGTTAAATCGGAATATAAAAAAGGCAATATTAATACGGTACAGTATAAAAAAGCTCTTTCCGATATTCGGTCTGGAACTATGAACGCATTTGTTACAAAAGGTGGGGCTATGTATGTAAACGTGCATGCGTCAGCCGAAAATGGCAAAGTCAGTCCATCTTCGCATGAATTACTTCATAATATTGTTTATAATAAATTTGGCACCGATAGTGCAACCGCCAACAAAGCGGGCGAGAACCTATTAAGTTATTTAGAAAAATATAATCCAGAATATTTTGTTATTGTTGAGCAACAAATGAAAGCTTATGTAGACAAAAAGACCGGCGAAAAAGCATACGACTATGGGGAAGAGGTTATGAATGCATTAAGTGACGCATTTAGAGATAAAACCCCTAGTCCAAGTGTGCTTCGTCAAGTAGGCGAATATCTTAGTAAACTTGCTTCTGGAAAATTCTTTAATATAAATACTTTTGATCCAACTGATATAGACTCTACTAATGGCAGAAGTGTATATGAGTTTGTAAAATCGTATTCCGAAGGTATACGTCGTAAAGAAGAAGGCAGAAATGTAAAAATAAAGAATACTCGTTTAAACGCTTCAGTTGACGATAATGAAACCGAAGAAACTCAACCTAGAAGATTAGCACAATCAAAATCTTTACAAACAAGGCTTGACGATTTAAAGGATTCATACGAGCTAGGCGAAATAGACGATTATGAATACGAGCAAAAGACCAATGCTATAGAAAAACAAATGGCTGTTGAGGCTGCAAAAAAACCATCAACGCAAGGCAAAACAATTCAACAAAGAATGGATGATCTAGACGATCAACTGTATAATGATGATATTGATTATGATACCTACGAAGCTAAAATGGATGCTTTAGTTAAAGAAGAAAAGCAAGGTCCAAAACCTGTAGTTAAAGAAGAGCCTAAAGCAGAGGTTAAAAAAGAAACAAAACCAGTCAAAAAAGAGAAAAAAGAAGAGTCATTAGAAGACGAAGCAAAAGCAGTAATGCTAGAGAATAAAGGTAAGATTGCTTCTGAAAAAGTACAAGAAATTTACAACAAAAAAGGAGTTGGCGGAGCTGACGAAATAATAAAACTATTCGCACCTATTGTAGATAAACTTGTAGACAAAAGAAAAGACGCACCCGGATTTGAAAGATCATTATTAAAAGACGAAATAAACACCGGTAAAGGCGGATTATTAGATTTAATTATTGCTTATAATCCAAAAGATGGTGTTCCATTGGCTGCTTATATAAATAAGTATTTGCCGGTTAGAGCAATTACAGCTTCAAGGAGAGTATTAGATGATCAATTTAGCAAAGATGTTACAGAGCAAAAAGACTTAATGGCTTCTGAGACTGCTGATCAAGGCATGAGAACTTCTTTACCGGAAAAACCAAAGTACACTACCATATTGGAATCAAATATTCTTGATAAAGAAACATTGACTTCAATAAAGGATAAAGTTACAAGAGAAATACGTGTATTAAAATCAAAAATAAACGAACCAGTTTCAATTAATAGAACTGTGTCGCCTTTAATTAAAGATATTCTAGAAGCGATGGGATCGCAAGCAGATATTGATATTAAAAAATTCTTAGGTGTAGTTGCGGAAGGCGAATTAAAAAGAAACCTATTAAAGTTTAAGAAAGTTGTTTTAGAAAACATGACAACAACCTTCCTTGCTGGTAAAGACAACGGCAAAGAAGTATTAGGCGGAATTCCGCAGGCTATTCAAAAAAGCGTTGGTGGTCGATGGTTATCATATCCGGAATGGGTTGGCAAAAATGTGGACAGAGAATCAACTTCTACTGATTTAGCCGGCAGAACATCAGGACATTTATTAATTAGAAGAACTCCAAATGTAAATAATTTTGTTACAAATGAAGAATACATTGGGCAATTTATTGGGCCTGATGGTAAAGTTCTACGTGGCAGAAAAGAAGCTATATCAAAAGCTATAGGTGAGGAAGTGTCGTTAGACATCGTAATAGATGACTTCTTAAATGACGGGCCAATCTCTGATGCTTTCGTGGCAAACCAAGCCAAACATATTGAAGCTACAAAAGATATACTTGAAGCAGAGTTTAAAAGACAATCAGAACGTGGGAATATTAAATTTTCAAGTTCGCTAGGCGCTAGACAAACAATCCAGTTATACAATGCAATTAAAAATAGCATGGACAAAAATACTGGATCATTTAAAGCGGATGTAAGAGTTATAATTGATGATAAAGATTCAGCGTTTAATGATATTGCCGAAAGACTAATAAATAAACTAACTAAACCAGCTGAAAGAGAAAAAAGAAGGGTAGTTATTCAGAATTTCAAAAAAGAACTCTTAAGTACGCCTCATATGGCTAGACTTTTAACTAAGTTAAGAGAACTTAATGAATCTGTAGCCGCTAATGTTGCTGAAAAGAAAGTGCTAGCCGCTGTTAAAAGTAACATTAGTTTTATAAAAAAATCAATAGAAGCAAAGTCAGGTGAAAAAGCAGATGTAAAAATATTAAGCACATCAAAAACCGCTTATGATTCAACAAAGGTAGACTTAGAAGTTGGTATTGGTAAAGGCAAAGGTTCAATTGTTTTAAAAATGGAAATAAAAGCAAATGAAAATGCTCAGTTTAGCAGTTTTACAGTTGAAGATCCAAGAAGTCCTGAATCAAATAAAAATAAAATATACGCGGATATAACAATGTCAACCGGCGAAAACTTTTCTGATATTGCAAAAAACGATCCTGGATTTAAAGAGTATTTGTCGTATGCGGAACAGACTGGACCTGGTAATTATATATTATCAAAAGATGAATATTACAGGTTGCAAGATGAAAAAATACAAAGGAAAGCTACTTTTTCAAGAGAAATACAAGGCAACTTGGTATTGGATCTGTATGGTGAAAAAGGTATAGACTTAGTGACCATTGACGGTGTCCTACTTGCTATTGACAAAGGGCTTGGCGAAAAACTAGGTATACCATATTTAGGCGACTATAATTTTAATTTAGCCGTTAGGGTAGCAAAGAAATCAGACAAAGATAATATTATTACATTTGGTTTTAGAGCATTCCCTACGTTGACTGCCGAATCAAAAAAGAAATTTAAAACAGAACAGGTTAAAGACGGAACATTATCTATATTAGATGACACCGTAGGATCAAAAACAAAAGTTGCAGACATATTTGGTGAAATATACAAACAAAAAGCGCTTTTACAGGCTATTAATAAATCTGTAGCAGTCGGAATAAAAGCAATAGCTCAACAGCAAGTGGAGTCTATGACTAATAACGGCGAAGTAAAAAAAATAAGAGTATTTGATTTTGATGATACGCTTGCTCAGACAAAAAGCAATGTATATTATACAATGCCAGACGGTTACCGGGGCATTCTAACTGCTGCTGAATTTGCAAAAGATGGTGGAGACTTAGCTGCTGACGGTGCCGAATTTGATTTCAGTGATTTTAGCCAAGTTAAAGAGGGAACAAAAGGTCCTTTGTTTGATGTTGCTAAAACAATAAGTGATAAAACGAGTGGAGAAGTATTTATATTGACAGCAAGACCGGCTAATTCCGCGGGACCAATACACGAGTTTCTTAAAAGTTTAGGATTAAATATTCCGGTTGAAAATATAACTGGACTAGGCAATTCTTCACCCCAAGCAAAAGCAGATTGGCTAGTCCAAAAAGCGGCTGATGGGTATAATGATTTCTATTTTGCAGACGATCAACTTGCTAATGTTGCAGCTGTTAAAACCGCTTTATCTGATTTGAATATAAAAAGCAGAGCGCAACAAGCAAAACCAAAAAGCGGATTGTTTAATAGCGAACAAGTAAAATCATTAAAAGAAGAAATTGAATTAAACTACAATGCAACATTGAAGTTAGGTAAAGAAAATAATGATATAAGAACTAGTTTGTTTAATTACGACTCGCCTATCTCGCAAAAAATATCTAATGGAGTTGATCTTAGAATAACAGAAGGCCTTATAAGAGACAACAAGAAAACATATTTACTTTATGCAGACGGTAACCCTGTTGGCGAGTTTAAATCTGTTGCAGACGCTAAAGGCACGGTGAAATTCATTGAGGATAACTTAATTAAACCAATAGAAATACAAGAAGGTACTGGTAATATAAAGTTTAGTAAATCATTAGACACTAAGTTTAATACTATGATAGCCAGAGACAAGGGAATAAGCCCTGCTATTCGGTATTCTGATATAACCGCAAAAAGACAAGGCGCTAAAAAAGGTAGGCTTAGATTCTTTGTTCCGCCTTCAGCTGAAGATTTTGCCGGTTTATTATATAATTTCTTAGGCAAAGGCGCTCAAGGAGAAAAAGATATGGAGTTTTTTAATAAAACTTTAATCGATCCATATTGGAAAGGTGTAAGGGCAATCGATAGCGCTAGGCAGTCGCTTAAAAAAGACTTTAAATACTTGTCTGCCGCATTCCCTAATGCTTCGGCTAAGTTGAAAAAAATAATTCCAAACGAGCAATTTACATATGATCAAGCTGTACGTGTTTATTTATGGGAAAAAGAAGGCAAAGAAATACCTGGCATATCAAAAAGAGACAAAACAGTTCTTATTAGAGTTGTAAATAATGATCCAGAACTTAAGAAATTTGCTAATGGGTTAGAAACAATAAATCCGGCACAAGATGGGTGGACGGATCCTAGCGAATTCTGGGATTCTAAAACAATTGTGTCTGAGCTATACGAGTTAACCGAGAAGGTTGGTAGAAAAAAATTCTTAAAAACGTTCATTGAAAACTCTGAGGTTATATTTTCTGATCAAAATATGAACAAAATCGAAGCGCTATATGGCACTAAATTCAGGGAAGCTCTTGAAGATATACTATATAGAATGAAAAATGGTTCTAATCGTAGTATAGGTTCAAGCAGAATTGTGAATTTGTGGACAAATTGGGTAAATGATTCAACCGGGGTTATCATGTTTTTGAATGCAAAGTCAGCAATATTACAGACATTAGGTGCAATAAATTATCTAAACATGTCAGATAATAACCCAATTGCTGCCGCTATGGCTTTTGCTAATTTCAAACAATATGCTGCGGATTTTGCAAAGATAATAAGTTCTGATGAAATAAATGAAAGACGCGAGGGCTTAAAAGGAGACGTAAGCGCCGCGGAAATTGCGAATGCGGCTGCTACATCAAAAAATAAACTTGCTGCTGTTAAAAACTATTTGTTAACTATTGGATTTACACCTACTCAAGTTGCTGATGCTTTTGCTATTGCGGTTGGGGGTGCGTCATTTTATAGAAATAGAGTCAACACTTATAAAGCTGAAATGGTTGAAAAAGACGGAGTATCCGTTAGAAGACACACCGATGAGAAAGCAGAAGAACTAGCTTGGAGGGATTTTACAAAGACTACAGAAGAAACGCAACAGTCATCTGATCCTGCTTTAATATCTCAACAACAAGCAAGCGTATTAGGACGCATGGTATTGGCTTTTAATAATACCGGTATGCAATACAATAGATTGATTAAAAAGTCCTTTAGAGATCTTAAGAATGGACGCGGGGACGCTAAAACACATATTGGAAAGATAATATATTATGGAGCAATCCAAAACATAATATTTACAACATTGCAAAAAGCTTTATTTGCTACTATGTTTGATGAAGACGAAGAGGGTGAAGAAGAGCTAACGCTAAGCCAAAAGAAAAAGAAAGAAGAGCAAAAAGCCAAAGAGGAAAGTAAAATTTTTGAAATGGTAAATGATATGGGCGATACAATCTTACGTGGTACAGGATTAACAGGAGCTGTGCTTACGGTATTAAAAAATACAATTCGTATGTATGTAGAGCAAAGTAATAAAGATAATGGTGATCAAGCCAAAACATTATTACAGATGTTGAATATATCGCCACCAATAGGATCTAAAGTTGCAAAAGTATATAGCGCAATAAATATTGCCAAATACGACAAAGACGTTATTGCAAAGATGGGTGGTAGTGTAACAATAGACGGAAAGCTCAATATTAGTCCAGCGTACCAGATTGGGGGCAAACTGATTTCAGCTGCTACGAACATACCAGCGGATCGTATTGTAACAAAAGTAAACAATATAGCTGAAGCATTGGATAACAGAAATTCAGCTTTGCAACGTACGGCATTAATGTTGGGGTGGAGTCCTTACAGTTTAAAAGTAGAAAACGAAGAACAGGAGGGACTTAAAGAAGAGGCTAAAACTGAAAAGAAAAAAGATAAATTTACATTATCTAAGGAAGATGTAAGAGCTTTGCCATTAGAAGAAAGAAAAGAATACATGCGAGGCAAGATGAAGAAAAGAATTGAGGATCGCAAAGCGAAACTTAAAGAAAAAAGAGAAGAGCTTAAAAAACGCAAAAAGCTTTACGAATAGGAGCAATATATGACTGGGCACCATACCCAAAAGTTCCTGTAAAAAGAAAGGGGATTCACATCACGTGGTCCCCTTCTTTTATTCAGTTTGCTATACACATTATCCATCACACGACAAACAACTTTCGTCCATAGCTTTAGCAGCAATATCGCCACGTAGTACAGACTCAGTGCGCATATAATACAAAGTTTTGATTCCCTTCTTCCATGCATCCATATGAACTTTATTAATCCATTTAGGAGATGCTTCGCTTGGGAATGCAAGATTCAAACTAACGGACTGATCAATATATTGCTGACGTATGCCCGCTTGGTTGATAAGTTCCAATTGATTAATCTCTTTGAAAGTCTTAAACACTTCTTTGACAGTGATGTCATTCATAAAAAATTTGTCATCCAATTCTTTTATATCCTGCACTGATCCGCCATCACGTAGGATCTGGTCCCAAATATCATCTGTATTTAGGCCATAACAAGTAAGAACTTTTTCAAGCGTTGGATTCTTACGAATAAATGTACCCTTAGCAGATTGCTCTGTGAATACATTTGCTGCCCAAGGTTCTATCCCTGAAGAAACATTACCAGAAAGCTTGGAATTAGATACAGTAGGAGCGATAGCGCGAAGATGAGTATTACGTAGCCCAGTACCAATACACCAAAGTGGTTCTCCATATACTTCTGCCAGCGCATGACTTGCTCTTTCACTTTCAATTTTAATCTGACTAAATATTTTTCTTGTTTCATACTGCGCCAGCAACCCCTCGAACGGCAATCCTTTTTCCTGCAAGTATGTATGCCACCCAAGTACGCCGAGCCCAAGAGGTCTGCCTTTTGTTGCGGATCTAACTGCGTTTTCAAATCCACGCAATCCTTTTGCTCTCTGTATAAACTCTTCCATGACTCCGTCGAGGAACCATATTGAGTCGTAAATGAGGTTGGTGTCTTTCCATTCTTCATATTTTGCTAAATTTAATGATGATAAGCAACAAACAAAACTATGATTTTCATCTGTGTGTAAAGTAATTTCACTACAGATGTTCGTCATATGAACTTTTAGGCCATTCGATTTGTATGCCGGTGGATTGTTTTTATTAGTGTTTCCTTTAAACAGAATATACGGCTCTCCAGTTGCTTTTCGCTTTCTAATAAGTTTACTCCATCGATCCCTAGCTTTTGGATCTCCTTGTTCAAGCTTTCGCATAAACTTATCACCAACAACTGCGCATTGATGTAAATTAAGCGACTGTCTATTGACGTCTCCTTTAGGCTCTCTGATGTCAAGCCACTCTTCGAAATCAGGGTGTTCAATGTTGATGTTAACTGAGGCTGCTCCTCGTCTAACAGATCCTTGATTAGTTGCAAGGATTGTTGAGTCATAGATTTTACAAAAAGGTACGACTCCGTCGGATGTTCCATTTCCTGTAATTTTTGCGCCAGCGGGTCTAATTTGATTTACACCAATACCTACTCCACCGCCGTGCTTAGCGAGTAGCATCATCTCTAAATTTTTTGTTCCAATATCCTGAATACTATCAGCAACGTCAATACCAAAACAACTGATTGGTAATCCACGATCTGTACCGGTATTAGATAGTACAGGCGAAGCCAAGCACAACCAACCATTCCAAATGTAATCAAAGAATTGCTGTGTTAGCTCTGGCTTATATAAGCGACGGGCAACAGTTGATGCTACCCGCCAATAAGCATCACGGGGGGTTTCGCCTAATAGCAAATACCCACCCGCAATTGTTTTCTTATATACATCTGTATCACCCCAGTCAGGATATTCTGTTCCTTTAATCCATTGGTTGTTCCAGCTCTGTATTGTCATTTTTTGCTTTTTCTGTTAGTGTTTTAATTGCCTCGTCATATCC